GTACTAGGTGTGGTCGCGTGGCTCTCATTCTATCTCGGTGCGAACCAGAACGGATTAGTTATACAACCACTGATTCATAGGACGTTAACAATCCCACACAGACACACCTAATCAACAGGAACCTAAACATCCAGTTATGGAGGACGACTTCGATTTTCTGCAACCCTCAAAGGTCTATTTCCTAGACACGAATTTGTCTAGTCCAGTCCTTACAACTGAAATCCAAGCAACTAAGGAACTATTGGAGCGAACAGTCAGATATGCAGAGAGCTCGGAAGAGATGTGGAAGGGAACTGCTCGTGATCGAAGTGAGTTCCATTATATGAAGAAATTGTGCAATGCCAATGGATGGAGTCGTGCCTTCCTACGGAAATCTAGACCACTTCTCCCGAACGAATATCCACGGGTCGAACAGCTGCTGAAATTATGCGATGGAGTAGTCCCTGAGCTGTATCAGGAAGCAAGAGAAATCGCTGCTGACATACAGCAGGCCATAGAAGATGGGCTGGAGGCTCGAGGTCTTCCGAAGGAGGGCATCAGCGGTACTGCTGAATCACTTCTCTGTTATCAAGCAAGACCTTATAGGACTACTTATGAAGCTATGACCGATCTGTTCTCCCGTGCAGAATCACGAGTCAAGAATAATGAGCATGCATGGACCCTTGCCCAAATAGGAGAGGTGAAAATATGGATTCATCCTAATTATGCCCTCCTTATATTTGATGGAAGGTTTTATCACAGCAGTCTGAACCAGATACTAATGCTCAAGGATAAAGTTGCCACCCGGTTTATGCTCCTTGAGCATGTCAAACCTCTACGCTTAGCGAGTTCCTTGTTAATCCACCTCGAGCGGTTGTTTCAATGGCAGGATAGAACTTTGTCCCACTATGGAAATGGAGCTTATGGAGTGCTCAAGGCAGTTGAGCCGATGTTCAAGACCCGTTTATCACATGTCACTGATAATATATTCGGAAGTGATACAGCTTATACCAGAATGATTGTTAAAATGAAGGAGAAAGAGCGGAAAGTTAAACTTCAAACCGGGTCACAATATGACAGCATGGAAGAGTTGATAAGAATTGTCGAGAGCGTCGAGACTATAGAGGAGATCGTAGAGATGTTTGGATGTCTTAAGTCCTGCGGACATCCCTTGATTGATGCAGAGCGAGGTGGATTGTCTGCTGCTGAAGAGGCACGATCCCCAGATAAGACATCTTTGGTGGACGCTCAACATCTTAGAAACACATTTTGCCATATTATCTTGGTCTCATATATCGATCAGCACGGGAAGTGGCCTCCACTGGAATTCATGAAGCCTGGCACAACACTAGAAATTCTCTCGGTCCGACAGGAAAGAAACATCTCACGGAGAAGCTATAATCTAGACGATTGGACTACGACGGAATGGAAGAAGATCTTTGAAATGGATTATTTCCCAAATTTCCTAGAATTGATGGATGATAAATCCATCTCATATTACAGGTCAGAGAAGCATCTTGCATGGGACAGAAAGACTAAGCCTAGATCTGAGCGTAGACTACTATTAGAAGTCTTAAAAACCAAGGAGATAGAGATTGAGAGACTTGTAAAGAGGATTAGTCGGAGGGATATTCCGGACGACTGGTTCATTGTTAGCCTATATCCCAAAGAGCGAGAGTTCAAAGAGGACCCACGTATGTTTGCAATGTTGGTTCTGGAAATGAGATGCTTTTTTACATGCATTGAGGCAAATATTGCTGATCACGTGTTCAAATATATGCCTCAGCAGACCATGACAAAAACTAAGACCCAGATTCAAGAGAGATTCTTGAAGTTTACTGATCCAAATCGGAAAGCATCGATGTGGACGTTGTTTCTTGAAATCGATTTGTCTCGATGGAACCTGAAATGGCGTCAGATGGTCATTCATTTAGTTGGGCACGACTTGAATCGTATGTTCGGGGTGAAAGGAACATTTACGGTTACGCATTGGTTCTTTTCTCTTTGTCAGATTGTCGTACGAGTAGGAGGACTAAGACCGGAAGGAATAGAGCAGGATCTTCCACCGGAAACTGGATTAGCATGGAGGAATCATTTGGGTGGGTTTGAAGGCCTCAATCAAAAGCTTTGGACAGCTGCAACCTATGCGATGGTCGAGATGGCATTGTCACCGATGGTAGATGCAGGGACCATAAGCAATTATGAACTAATCGGGCAAGGTGATAATCAGGTTATTCGAGTGGAAATTCCTATGCAAGACAAGGCTAGGGAGGAAGTAATTCCAAGGGTGAGAGATGAGATGAACACTAGGCTCGAGCGGACTTGTTCCTCTGTCGGTCAGGAAGTTAAGCCGGAGGAAAATATCGAGTCTACGACCGTTCTCACTTACTCTAAAGATGTTTATGTCAGCGGAGTGGAATACCCCACATCATTGAAGAAACATAGCAGATTATTCCCCGTCACAGCTACTGATTTTCCGTCTTTGCCAATGAAAGCAGCAGCAATTATGGCTGGAGCTGTTTCTGGTGCGGAAAACTCAAGACACCCTCTGTGCAGCGCGACAATTGGACACTACCATACAGCTCGATACTTGCTTGCAGCATCCTCCGGGAAATCAATACATGGGCCATCTTTCTCAAGACTTACAGCAGCCGAAATTATAGCAGCCTTGATCCTCCCACCAAGCATCGGTGGACTGATTGGCACTC